ATTCAATAATATATATATATATATGGCTGAAGTAACAAATTTAGAAAAAATAACCAGGATCGTAAATGCAAATACAGAAATTCAAATTCTTAAAGAATTAATGCATGCACCAGATAAGCTGATGGCAAAAGAAGCCATGTTTGAGCTAGCGCGTCGTGTCAAATGGGTCAATGTTCCTAAATCATTGATTACTGGTAAATATAGCAATAAATATGACTATTTTGATCCAAACATGAAGTATTATGTTTGCAGTTATGGTGGAGCGGGTTCAACCATGTTATGTGAATATTTGAATCATTTTGGTACAACATATCACATACATAGTAGAAATCCACCTCAAAAGCTAACAGAAGTCGGTAAAAAAAAAGATGATGATGGTAATTCTGTTGGTAGTGTTGTATGGTTTAATGATACTGTAATTCCTGATTCAGAATTGCATAATTATAAGATTATTTATATTTATAGAAATCCAATTGAGTCCATATTTAGCCGGTTCATAACAGGACCTTATAAAAAAATTAATATGAATCATCTAGATAATATTGAAGCAGCACATTGGAATATGGAACGTATTGTAGCAAATGAGATGGATTTATATAAATTGGAGGAATTTTTCTACAATTACGTGAATCCTAATAATCGCAATTACAAAATAATCTGTTTAAATTATGATAAATTTTGGAACAATATTGAGACCATTAATGATATATTAAATATTCCTAATTTACCAGAATTTTATCCTGTAAGAAAAGAAACGGAAAAACAGTATCCCCATTTGGATGTATTTACCAGAATCTATGGTGCTTTGATTAAAAAAATGGATAATATGGATCCTATTTATATCAGTTAATCTTTTCCCATTTTATTAATGTCTAATCTCCAAACTGTCCCAATTTTGGGACAGTTTGGAAAATTAGCATATGCCTTTATTCATCTCCAGGCTCATAAATGAGCCTGGAGATTAAAGGTTAACTCTTTCAAAAAATAAAAGAGTTAATCCAAAAAGCACACATCTAAAAATTATCCAAATTTAAAACCTTTTCATTATTAGGTATCTTGTTCTTGGATATAGTAAATGCATTAAACTCTTTTCTCTCAAGCTGAGCTTGAGGTGTATGATTGTGCACATATCTTGCAATCATTTTATATAATTTGAAATCCGGATAGCGATCAGCCCCATTGTTCTTGTACAAGACATTTATGCCATTGTCATCCAAACACCATTCAACAATTACTCTTGTAATCGCATCACATTTATTTAAATCACGTATGCTGTCCATACTATCCACCAAATAATCAAAAATAGAGCATGCCAGCCTGCATAAATCAAAACTATAATTCGGTTCTAAACGCGGTTTTTTATCATTATAGTAGGGTTCAGTATTATATTGCGTTGATGCATCACCACCCAATTGAAAGCTATCGCTGCACATTATTTTTCCATCAAATTTATAAATGCTTCTTCCAAAGTCAATTATTTTAAATATTCTCCCGAATGTGGGAACGCGATAATACTTCTTTTTGTAACAATAATAAATAAATTCCTTTTCGGTGTTTACATACATGATATTATTCGTATGCAGATCATTATGCGTGAAGGAGAATACTTTCTGGTAAGTTATCAAGATCATGACAACTTGCATCAATGCAGAGAACCACTCCACTTCACTCAAATCATTGTGTAGAATTAAATCATCAAACGTATTTTCGCAATTTTCCATGCAAATAACTTGTACGGGGAATTCTTTAAAGGTTGCATATACATGCTCTTCTTCTTCAGATTCATCATCGTCGTTGTCGTCATCATCACTGTTATCGCAACCGCTTCCACTCTCACCATCTATGTCGGACCAGTCACCTGATTCGTCATCCTCGTCAATTTCATCGTGAGAACCCGTATGAGATGTTCTAGAAGAACAGCTTGAGCCGGATTTAAGTGTTTCTGTCTTGGACTGATGCAAATCTGTGAAATCTATTTCCAACTCTTTTAAATTCTCTGTGGTTATGGTTGATGATACGACAGAGGAAGAGTCTACTGTTGTAAAGACCGTATCAAATACAGATTCATCAAATATATCGGTAACGAGCGCTGCTGTTGCATCTTCAAATATTTTGATTGGAGCTAGTTTAGGTTTCTCTCCATCCTCACCATCCTCACTGAATATATTGCTATAATCTTCCACTTCAAATAAAACATTTTTTTGCTTATTGAAAAAATCGGATTTTGTCAAATAATCCAAGTCGTCAAATATATTCACTTTGAAATCATTTTTAATCGCTAAAAATGATCCATAAAAGTCTAAACCATGAATAAACCCGTTATTATGAACCATCTTGCTTGTCAAATAAGAGAAGAAACTATCTACATAAGCTGAATTATTCATATCCAATGTTTTAGGAGGTGCGGTTGACTCTCTAATAGATGGTAAATGGAACAAAGAACTATTTTTCCAATCGTATTTTCCAATCATAAATTTGAATGGGTCGAGAAGAGGGGCTAATTTGAAAAACACATTTTTTGTTTTCGGTTTAGATTTTTCATTAATAGAATGTTTGATAGTACACTTGTAGAGGTTTGGGTTTATATCGGCTAAATTACTCTGTACATTAGAGAGATACCAGGAATGGTTCAGATTGACTCCGTTATAATTTGTTTCGTTTAACACAAAGAACCTGTTGTATAGGGGTATATAATTTTGGGTTTTAACTAATCCAAAACCTTCTAAACTCTTGAACAATTCTTGATTTTTGCGCTTTTGATAATTCACAGTCGTTTCCATGGAACTAAATATATACCTTGTTCAATATTAAATTCATGAATTTAACTTATAATTCGCGTATTTCAGTGTTCTTTCTTTTTCCAATATTATGTATGACATTGGAACTTAAGAAATTTGATATGAAGAGCATTAGTTTTAGACCCAATGAAAGTAAAGGTCCTGTTGTTGTTTTGATCGGACGTCGTGATACGGGTAAAAGTTTTTTAGTTCGTGATCTGCTTTATTATCATCAGGATATTCCGATCGGTACTGTGATTTCAGGGACAGAGGAAGGAAATGGATTCTACAGTAAAATGGTTCCCAAGTTGTTCATACACAATGAATATAATACAGCTATTATAGAGAATATTTTAAAACGTCAGAAATCTGTATTAAAACAGATTAAAAAGGAAATGGAAACCTTTAAGCGTAGTACAATTGATCCTCGCGCATTTGTTATCTTAGACGACTGTCTTTATGATAATACTTGGTCTAGAGATAAGATGATGAGGCTTCTTTTTATGAATGGTCGCCATTGGAAGATAATGTTGATTATAACAATGCAGTATCCACTTGGAATCCCTCCTGCATTAAGAACGAATATTGATTATGTTTTTATTTTGCGCGAACCTTATATTGCGAACAGACATCGTATATTTGACAATTATGCAGGTATGTTTCCCACATTTGAGTCGTTTTGTCAAGTGATGGATCAATGCACGGAGAACTATGAGTGTTTGGTTATTAATAATAACGCCAAATCTAATAAATTGCAGGATCAGGTTTTTTGGTACAAGGCAGATTCCCATAATGATTTCAAGCTGGGATCCAAGGAATTTTGGGAGCTCTCCAAAGATATGCATTCCGATGATGAGGATGAAAAATATGACCCAGGAAATGCGAAGAAGCGCGGCGCAGGTCCTAAGATTAATGTAAAAAAAACAAAATGGTGAATGATTTTTCGTGTTCAAATATGGTTTAATCACTCAAAAATTCAAAAATAGTGAGGAACAGGAGTCGCAAAGCGACGAGCATATTCAGGAAGCAGAATGCCGGATGAATATCGCCATGATTCAATAAAATATAAATCTCTGAAAAACATTTAAAACCATTATTTTTAATACTATATAATGAGTGAGAGTGTGGCTGAAGATATGCACAACGGACTAGCTGATAAAAATCCTCAAGATAAATTAATTATTTTTTCTGTTGGACATAGATGTTCTACAGCCTCTTTAATAAAAATGATGAACCAGAAATTTGAATCTTACCCATTTGATTGGATTGTATCAAAGTTAGATGTGGTGGTTCATTCTATGGAGACCGATTTTGAAGATTTTTTGCGCATTGAAAACTATCAAGAAGATAGCACAGAGACATTCAATTTATTTGATGGTGTTAAAGTTCATGTATGCAATGAAAATGTTGTTTATAACAAAATGTACGAATCATTTGAACCCGATGTGTATCCTACAAATCATCTAGGTACTTATGGAAAAAAATTAGCTATGTCACATCATGACATTCGTTCTGATACGGATCATCAATACTTTGAAAGGTGCATTTCACGATTCAAGAATATTCTAACTTTACCTCAAAGAAAGTATTATCTATATACTCATCCAATTATGGGATTAGATAATTATCGGAATCAAACTGATTTTTTACAGTCATACTTTGGTGCTTTTACTGAGTATATGAAGACAAAAACAGAAAATAGTTTTGGTATTTATTTTATTGTTGTAAAAAACGATGATAGAAAAGGAGAAATAGACACGCTTATAGAAAACGAATATTGTATTGTGTATACATTGAATACAAATAAGGATTTAATTGATGCAGGTGCAGTATTTAGTGGGGATTTTTATACAGAGCAACACAACATGTTAGTTGCGATTGAGTCTATTATTGAAAAGACTCGTACTATTTCAACAGACAAGGAAAGGGAAATTTTATATTAAAGTAATGTAATCCTGGTATAATGGAGTGGGAGACTAGAGTTGTGAAGCATTGATATTGATTCAGGATCATCAGACATAATCATATCTGATGATTTATCGCAAAGTAAACCAGTTATAAATGTAACTATTGTTAGAGTTGCATATAATAAGATAAATATATCAAGTATATTGATCGGATCAGATATATATCTTATAATTTGAGTTATTATTTCATTCATATTTCTTCCAAACGGCATTGTCTTTTTTATTGAAATAGGTAATATACAAATTATCTATTTCAATTGTTTTTATCTCGTTGGATGGGACGTAGAATCACCCGATATTTTTAATTCAATCCTTATTTGCAAATGGTCCGCTGATTAGTTCACTTTGACCATTATCGGTCTTTCCAATAACAATATTATCTCCTTCAAAGAGCTCATTGCGAATATCCGCAGTGGAAATCTCTTCCCCGTCTTGTTTCAATGATTGCTCCTGTGTATTTGCCAATCCAACACCAATTAGATTGCCAGCATCATCAATGGTCTGTGTGAGAACATTTCCGGACTTTTCTGCGTTTTTAATATTGTCTTCAATCGCTTTTTTCTTAGCCTCTTTTACGCGCTGATCAAACGTATTCTTGGCATTCTCCTCATTCTTAGTTTTTTCACTCATAAGCTTGTTGAGTTCCTCCTCCATGTATTCAACACGTCCGGTCTTATATGCCTCTGGCTCCCAAGGCATCCACATGCCAACTGGTCCAACATATACATCATGGTGCGGATCAATCTCACGCAACATCTTGCATCTCAATTCAGCCTCTTCCATAGAAGGATACGTTCCACGAATCTTTAATCCTCTTGTATGGGTTTGAAAATTATGAGAAACACCAAATGATTTTTCTAAATCATTTTCATTTTTGTCCACAAATGTTTTATAATCATCTGCAAGAGTGCTTTCAGTAATGGTTGCTTTCTCCTCCAATGCGAAATCTTGAAAATCCTTCATGATATCTTCAATAGATAGCTTATATTTAAAAGCAACAAAATTCAAGAATTGAGTGAATTTTTCCATGGATTTATTTAATTCCCATTTATTTAGGAACTCCTCAAAATAGAAGAGCTCCTTCTTCTTGAGAATGTTCTCAGGGGAAACAAATGATACACAAACAAATTTTTGACCTGCAATAGGTTTGTCCTCTTCTAATAAATCTACATACTTGGGATTGGGCGTTCCGTTCTTGTTTAACTTTCTCTCAAATTTAGAATGACTCATCTTATAACGTATATTAATTCTTTCATTCTAAGTGATTTCTAAAATTATTTATATTATATTTTTGGAAAGTATAACAAAATAAAATTTTAGTGACATCTTCTTTGACGAAATAATATATTTTTTTCTTATCATTTAGTATAAATGTACGGCACTTTTGATGTCAGCGAGTTGATAAAACGAATCATCAAGTATTTAGTGGAGGGTCTTATGGTGGCGCTAGCGGCTTATGCCATTCCCAAGAGATCATTGAACTTGGAGGAGATTGCTATGATTGCCTTAACCGCCGCAGCAACATTTAGCATTTTGGACACGTATATTCCCAGTATGGGAGTGACCGCGCGTTCCGGCGCCGGATTCGGTATTGGTGCCAACTTGGTTGGTTTCCCTGGCGGACTTTAAGCGATATCATATCATTTATGTAGCAAAAATATAACATAATATAATTATAATCGGTGTTATAATTATAATGAAAAGAATAATGAAAAGAACAATGAAAAGAATAATGAAAAGAACAATGATAAAACGACAAATATTGAAAAGAAAGGCCGCACGAAGACCTAGTAAAAAACTTACGTCTAGAAAAATAAAAAGAGGAGGTGCACCTTACTATAAAACATTAGATGGATCTATGCCACAGTTTGACAAGGATCCAGACTTGAACGCAAATGACCGCATGGATCGTCCTTGAAAAAATTATATTAATATCCAATTATCTAACCCGAATGGTTCTTTAAACATTTCATAGTATCCATAGTTGCAATACACATAAATCTTCTTATCTTTGAATAATCTATATTTTGCATCTAACAAGTAAATAAATGCGCTCCAAGAAGAATCTATAACATGAATTTCCTGCGATTTTTCTAAGATTTTTATGTAATCAAAAAATATTTGTGTAGACCCATTCAAATTTACATAAGGATGTTCTGTAGATATAATATTGGAATTTTCTGGAACATTGTGATGAAGAATATAGGTTTCCCCGTATTTTTCAATGAATCTTAAATACGTTTCATTTTCAAGGCAATGATCTCTATCAAAAGTAAAATCATTTACTCTTGTCATATACGGAATATTGTACCCAGAATAGAATGATTGTACAAAAAAAACACCGTGAATACATATCTCTTTATCAAAACGATTTTTATAATTATCATCCTTTTGAAAGATGTCACAATATCCATGAAACAGTGTAGAAATCTGTTCGGTAGGTAAATCATTATTATTTTCATTATCTAATAAATTGACCGGATTAAATGTTGTATGAGTATGGTTTACATATTCGTGAGCAACATATAATGGTTTTATATTTGTATTTCGTATAAAAAAATCAAATAACGGTCTCGCATCTTCTCTCATTACTGTATAAACTTTTTCAAACTGTGGTTGATACCATTTAATTAAAGCTAAGCAGTTGAAAATATCTGTCCATCCTTGATGAAAGTATAGTATTGCTATTGAATTAGGCATGCTGTTATTATATTACATATTATTTTCATGATTTCTTTTTATTGACTAGTTGATATCTTGTTCTGTCACTATGTATGAGAGAAATATATTACTAAATAGTTGGTATAAACTCCCAGTTCAACTCCTGACAAATCTTTTTCCAAATAGTGTCTTGGTCTATTCGCTTCTCTCTATCCTTTAACATAGGAAAATGTTCCAAGTATTGTGTTTCTCCAAGCAGCTCACAAAGTTTATAAGCGGTATAATAATAATTTAAAAAATTTACTCGGTCGTCTGGACAAAACTTTGAATAAGGTGCCTGTAATTCCATAAATAAATTGAACAGTGTTTCCTCAAATTCAGGGGTCATAATCGGTGGTTTTATGCCCAACTTATCTTTTATAAATGGAATATGTTCATAATATTTATTATACCCTAATTTTTTCAAAATTTCCTTGGTCTTATGATTCGTAATTTGAGAGATATCTGTTCTCTCCTTCTTGATCTGTTGTTTAATATTTTCAATGACTTCTGGAGGGATTTGTGTAGTCTCTTTGCCTTGAAATTGAGCAACGATTTCTTTAAAATGATTGATGCGTTTGTATGCATAAAAACAAACTTCTTTTGGAGGCTCCTTATAAGACGGCTTTTCATTTTCAATTAAATATGGGATATGTCTTGAACAAAGATTGCAAATAAGAACACCTTCATCATCTAATGGAATCAGTTCCCCTTTATTGCAATATTGACACACATCATTTGGATGGATATAGGCATTAATATCTAAAAAGCTATCATCAATATTGCTCAAGTATTGTTGTACAATATTATATGTTTTGCATGCATTCATACTGACGTCCTCTGTTTTTATCTTAAAGAAGTTATCAATAACTTTACTTTTTGAATTGGTTGGAGCATTACCTTTAGAAATATTTTTCTTATTTTCAAAATAATCAAAAATATATTTAGAATTATCCAAATAATAGTCCTTCTTCTTGTTCCGATATTGTTTAATAGACTCTGATATTTCTTTCAAACGATCTTTAATATCCAATTGTTCTTCCACTGATAATGATATAGTTTCTTCTAGCATTTTTTTTTTCAATTCTTCTTTTTCTAATTTTAGTCCAGGAATATTGTCATATTCATCTTTAATAAATTCATTCATAAATTCTCGGTGCTTTCCATCCAAAGTTATGGAACTTTTTTTGTTT